ACAGCACAGCTTCGTACTAGCCGACATGGTGATACACCGCAACTTGATACCCCACACGCAAGACGTAGAGTATCATTAGCATCATACGAATATGCAGACTTAATTGATGACCAAGATAAAGTTCGTATGTTGATTGACCCAACATCACAATATGCACAAGCCGCAGCAGCTGCTATGGGTCGTGCTATGGATGATGTTATTATCGATGCAGCACTTGGTACAGCATCAACAGGAGAAACAGGTTCTGGTTCAGCTACGCTAGATTCAACAAATAACATGGTAGGTTCAGCTTCATCAAATGATGGATTGACCATTGCCAAGTTGCTTGAAGCAAAGCGTAAGATGGACTTAAACGATGTTGACCCTTCTATCGCACGTTACATTGCAGTAGGGCCAAAGCAGATTGAAGACTTACTTGGTACAACTCAGGTTACTAGTTCAGACTTCAACACTGTAAAAGCTCTTGCTCAAGGTGATATCAATACATTCTTAGGCTTTGAATTTATCATGACAAATCGCCTTGATGTAGATTCAAATGACATCCGTTCATGCTTTGCATGGGCAGAGGATGGTATTACCCTTGGAATAGGCAAAGATGTTTCTGCAAGAATTGATGAGCGTTCTGATAAAGGGTATGCAACTCAAGTTTACTATTGCATGGATATTGGTGCGGTGCGGATGGAAGAGTCCAAAGTCGTAAAAATATTCTGTGATGAAACACCAGACTAAGATAGGAGAATAGAAAATGACAACTAAAAATTCCGACTTAGTCGCAAATTATCTTGCTCTACCTCAAGTTGCTAATCCAGCAAGTGAGTTAGGTGGAAGAATTAGAATAGCATCCGGAAACGTAGCATTGGCTGCTGGTGACAGCACAGATAATGATATCGTTTATCTTGCTCCTATACCATCACACGCTAATCTTGTATCTATCAGGATTGGAACAGATGCATTAGGTGGTTCATGTACTTACAATGTTGGCTTATATAAGTTAGACAATACTGTTGTAGATGAGGACTGTCTTGCAACTACTGTTGCAGATGGAGCAGCCGTTGCTGAACTTCGCTATGAAGTTCTTGACTTAAATACAACAGGTCAAAAGCTTTATGAGCTTGGCGGTTTAAGTACAGACCCAAATGAACCACTTTATGTAGCAGCTACTTTTGCAGCTACTGGTGGAACAGCAGGAGACATGGCATTTATTATTGAATATGCCGTAGACTAAATAATTTGGGGCAGTGCTGACTCATGATAAGGTACTGCCCTAACATAATTTAAAGGATAAAAGATATGTCTTCTGTTGTTGATATTTGTAATGAATCAATGGATTTACTTGGTGCAGCTACAATAACTTCCCTTGATGAAAACTCCAAAGAAGCCAAATTATGTAACAGAAGATTTACAACAGTGCGTGACCAAGTATTACGCTCACATCCTTGGAACTCTGCTATACGCAGAGCATCATTAGCTAAAGATTCTGATGCACCTGCATTTGGATTTACAAGCCAGTTCTCCCTTCCCACAGACCCATTTTGCTTACGTGTTCTATCCTTTTATACTGATAGTATAAATCAAGATATAGCTGCATATGAATCACAGGTTATGTTTAAAATAGAAGGAAGAAAAGTATTATCGGATGAGACAGCTTGCAAGATAATATATGTAGCAAGAGTTACCGATACAGAAGAATATGACAGTTTATTATCAAGCACAATAGCACATAAACTAGCTTCTGAAGTTGCGTATGCAATAACAGGAAGTTCATCCTTATCAGGACAAATATATCAATTATATCAAGCCAGATTATCAGAAGCTAAAGCAATGGATGCTATGGAAGGTGTACCAGATAGATTGACCTCAAGTGAATTTATTGATGTAAGGGTATAATATGGCGCGAGTGTCAACCATAGTAACTAACTTCCAGTCTGGCGAACTAACACCAAGACTTGAAGGAAGGGTAGACTTACAGAAATACAGTGCTGGTGTTCAAACCCTACAGAATATGGTTGTCTTCCCTCAAGGCGGTATTACCAGAAGAACAGGTAGTTACTATGTTAATTCATCAAAAGATGGTGGCGAGGTTAGACTTGTAAACTTTGAGTTTGGTGCAGATACCACATCAGAAGAGCCTGTATCTTATGTATTAGAGTTTGGACTAAACTATATACGTTTTTATAATAATGAAGCGATATTAACAGAAGCTACCAAAGCTATATCAGCTATTACCAAAGCAAGCCCAGCGGTGGTTACAGCATCATCTCATGGCTATAGTAATGGTGATAGAGTATTTATCAAAGACATTGTAGGCATGACGGAACTCAATAACCGTGAGTTTACCGTTGCAAATCAAACAACCAATACATTTGAGTTATCTGGTATTAATAGCTCTGCTTTTACAACTTATGGCTCTGGCGGTACATCTGGTAAAATAGTTGAGATAACTACCACATATACAGTAGCACAGGTAAAAGAACTAACCTTTGCACAATCAGCAGATGTAATGTTCATAGCACACAGAAGTCATGCACCAGCGCAACTTACTAGAACAACGGCCACTTCATTTACACTTGCTGATATGAGTTTTGTAGATGGCCCTTATGAAGATGAGAATATAGGAACAACAACAATTACATCAGATGCAAACACAGGTACAGTTACACTAACTGCTTCTGCCGATTTATTTGCATCATCTGATATAGGCTCTTTGTTTAGATTTAGAGATATTGTTGAAGTGCAACATGACGCGTGGTCTACGTCTGATACCTATTCACAGAATGATTTAGTTAGACATAATGGCAATGTGTACAAGAAAACAGATGCTGGGAGTAATGAGCAAACAGGAGCGCAAGCACCTGTTCATACATCAGGCTCAGAGGTGTATGGCAATCATACATGGCAGTTCCAACATAGTGGTACAGGATTTGTAAAAATAACAGCCGTTGCTAGTGCTACATCAGCTACAGCTATCGTGCAGAATAATTCTGTAAATGGGAATATAAATACACTTGTATTGCCAAAGAACTCCACAGATGGAACAACAAGATGGTCAAGGGGCGCATTTAGTACACGAAATGGGTTTCCAAGAGCAGTTGCATTTTATGAAGAAAGATTATTTTTTGCTGGTACAACAGCACAGCCACAAAGTATCTTTGGCTCTGTAACAGATGATTTCACCAATCATAGCCCTGGCACAAACGATGATGATGCAATAAATGTAACAATAGCATCTGATAAGGTAAATGTTATAAAACATTTAATACCGGGACGTTTTTTACAAATACTTACAACAAGTGCAGAGTTTACATTATCTGGTGGTACGCAAGGGGCTGCGGTTACTCCTACATCAGTAAACGTATTACGAGAAACTACCTTTGGCACATCAAATGTGCGCCCACTTAGAGCAGGAGCAAGCACCATATTAGTGCAGAAAAGTGGCGAGAAAGTAAAGGAAGTTACTTTTGATTTGAATACAGATGGTCTAGTGGGAAGAGACTTAACAATATTAGGAGAACATCTAGCTAAAGGCGGTCTTACAGATATGGTTTGGCAACAAGAGCCAGAGCTTATCTTATGGTTTGTGCGCTTTGATGGAGTATTGATAGGTCTTAGCTATGACCCTGCAAACAATACAGTTGGATGGCATCAGCATCAGTTTGGTAATTCTGGTGTGGTAGAAAGCGTTACATCTATACCTAGCGGTACAGAAGACCAAGTATATTTATCAGTCAAACGTACTATCAATAGTATTACAACAAGACATATCGTATATCTAAAATCATTTAATTTCTCTCAGAAAGTAAGAGATGCTTTTTTTGTAGATTCTGGTGTTACCATAGAAAACACAGCTAAGACTATTACAGGTGCTTCATTATCTACAGACCAAGTAAGCAGTGTTACAATAGACCATCAGACAGTTACTATTACATCTTCTTCACATGGTTTTAGCAATGGAGATGATGTGGTTATTAATGATGTAGTGGGCATGACTGAATTAAACGCAGACAGTTTTACCGTATTTAACTCGCAAACAAATACATTCGAGTTAGCAAACCCAGCAAGTAAAAGCATTAAATCAATTACCAAAGCAAACCCAGCAAACATTAATATTGATAATCATGGCTTTGCTACCAATGACCAGATAGCCATATTTGATATCGTAGGTATGACAACTGTTAATAATACAGGGGTTATCGTAACCAAAGTAGATGATAATAATTTCACGATAGGTGTTGATTTAAGTGCAGTAAGTGGATTCCCAGCAGCCAAAGTAAATAATGGAAGTGGTATAACTAGTGGTGCTACGGTCATTGATATCGATAACGTGTCAGGTACAATATCAACAGGTATGGTGGTAACAGGAACAAACATTGCTTCGGGAACAACTGTTGTTGCGTTGGCTGGTCAAGCAAAGATTACGCTATCTACTGGCACAACAGGTGCAATCAGTGATGATGCAGATTTAGTATTCTTACCCAACAGCGGTGTAGTACGTAAGGCAACTAACGGTACGCCTTTTACAACTTACATATCAGGTGGTGAAGCACGTAAAAAAGTATCTGCTGTTACAGGTGTTAATCATTTAGAAGGCGAGACTATAGCTGTTCTGGTAGATGGCGCAAGTCATGCAGATAAGACTGTTACAAATGGCAGTATCACATTAGATAGAACTGGCGGTGTTATCCATGTTGGGTATAACTATGATTCTTTAGTTAAGACTTTGCGTATGGAAGGTGGTGCAGAAGACGGCATATCACAAGGAAAGATTAAAAGAATACATGGGGTAACAGCACGATTTATAGATACAGTTGGCGCAGAAACAGGGCCAAATGTAGATAATCTTGACCGTATGCCATTCAGAGAT